CAAACAATGATCGAATATTACGGTAACAACATATTATGTATTGAAGCTGGCTGGTTAACAGCTGAAGGTATAATTACAAAGGATAATTATGATAAAATGGTTTACCGTAATAAAATGAACCGCCTCCAGCGTGGTGGAAATGGCCGTCCGGCCCTGATCGAATATCAAAGCATCCCTTTTAAATTTCGCCAGGCAATTGAGGCGAAACTCGGGTACGATCCTACCCAAACAGCAAAGCATCAATATTTCCGTCAGCATATACAAGTTGATAAGGAAGCCGTAACATTCTTTTCACACTATCAGCTTCAAAACGGACATCCACTACCCATTGATCGCCAAAAAGAATATCATCAAAATGCAATGATACTAAATGCCCTAAACAGTGTTAAGAACAAAACCACAATGAAGCGCAGGGCTATGGGTGGACAGCTAAAAGGAATGTGGGATAACCTGGCAATAGTGGTAAATGATCTGCGAGATGAATTTGGGCATACTTTACCTGGTAATGCTATCCGCTTAAAGGAAAAACTTAAGTCATACCTGGATGAAGGGTTTACATCTTTGATCCACAGAGGGTATGGTAATAATAATTCACGGAAAGTAAATGAACAGCTCGAAAAGCTTATTCTTTCTATATATGTAATGAAAAACAAGCCATATCCTATTATGGTTCGTGATATGTACCTGGAATTCCTTTCCGGCAAGATTGATATTTATGATAGCGAAACAGCTGAGCTGTTTGATAGGAATGAATTTTATAACGAAAAAGGCCTTCCATTGGTGATATCTGAAGCCACAATATGGAACTATGTAAATAATCCAAAAAACAGGGCAATTGTTGACAGTCAGCGCAACGACTTCCACTATTACAATAACATTCACAGACCACATCACCACAGGGAGCGACCTCAGTATTCATTAAGTAAGATTTCTCTAGATGATAGAGATCTACAAGGGAAAATCATGTATGGAGGCAAAAAACAACGTGTCAAGGCGTATTATGCTTACGATGTTGCTTCCGGATGTTTAATAGGAGCTTCTTATTCAAAAAAGAAGGATACAGATTTATACCTGGCATGCATGAGAGATATGTTTGGGTTCCTTAATAAGTACCAACTTGGTTTCCCATTAGAAATGGAGGTCGAGCATCACATTGTTAAGAACTTTAAAAACGATTTGATGAAGGCTGGAAATGTATTTCCTTATGTAAGATGGTGCCTTGCCGGAAACTCACAGGAAAAACGGGCTGAGCATTTTAACAGGGCTAAAAAATATGGCTTTGAAAAAAGGTATAATGAAGGAGTTGGAAGATGGACACTTTCAGAAGCTAACCGGCCAAAGCAAGGTAAAGTTTGGGATGATGATGGGATGCATCTTCAGGAGCCATTATATGAGTTTGAAGAGTTGGTAGCTAATGATCGTTATACAATTGATAAGTATAACAGCGGACTCCACCCTGATCAGAATAAATTTAAAGGTATGTCCCGTTTGCAAGTCTTCTTAAAACATGTTAATCCAAATACTGTCGATTTCCAGGCTCACACTGTGGCTCAATATGCCGGCAATCATGTTAAGTCATCTATCAGAAGGAATCAATATATCAAAGCAAATTATGCTTTTTATCAGCTTCCTGATGTAGAGCTTATTGATCAGTTGGATCCAAATAACTATGAGGTTGATGTTTTTTACTTACCAAATGAAGATGGGATTGTTGATCAGATACACATTTTCCAAGGTGGACAATTCCTGGCCACATGCAATAAAATAGACAAATACAACGAAGCTACAGCTGAGCAAACGGATGAAGATGTCAGGCATTATGAAAAGCAGGCTGACTTTGTTCATGAATTTGATACGATGATTAAGGCTGGTAAGAAAAGAAAAACTGCCAAAATCGAAATTACACCGAATGAGGATTACAAGGAAATGGAAATCCATCAGGAAACTGAGCAGGAAGATTATAATTGGGACAATTATGCAGATAAGGCAATCAAGGATATTTAATTATTAATTAAACATTATTTAAATGGAACAAAAATACATTGCAAAGATAACAGCTGCTGTTAAGGAGCATGAACCGGATTACAATACTAATTTCAAGTATGCCAAAGTGCTGGGTATAGATCCTGCTCAATTATCATTAATTTTAAGAGAGAAGACAGATAAGGTTCTTTCTCATCAAAAGTGGATGGCAATTGCTCGCAGGTTAGATGTAGATTTAAATGGGAAAGGTAAATGGGTAACAGTGCAAACGCCAGTATTTAAATACATTTATAGTCAATTGAAAATGTGCCAGCGTGATTCTGTGAGTTCGCTTTTATGTGATAAAGCTGATATTGGCAAATCATACACCGCTAAGCAATATGTGAAAGAGAACAGGAATGCCATTTATGTTGATTGTAGTCAGGTGAAGACAAAAATGCGATTTATCCGCAAATTGGCCAGGGAATTTGGATTACAACAAAATGGGGTGTATAGTGAAGTATATGATGACCTGGTTTACTATCTCAGAAATGGAGACCTAAACCCCAAGCCCTTAATTATTCTTGATGAGGCCGGTGATCTTAAACCGGATGCTTTCTTGGAACTTAAAGCCCTATGGAATGCGACAGAGTACGTTTGTGGGTGGTATATGATGGGAGCAGATGGACTGAAGGCTAAAATCGAAATGAACCTTAAATATATGACGGTTGGATATACAGAGATTTTCAGCAGATATGGAAGTCGGTACCAAACGATTGTTCCGGATGGAAAACAAAAGCAGGATTCATTCATTAAACATCAATTTATGGAGGTCGCTAGGGCTAATGGTATCAGCAATCTTCAGGAGATGTTTGCCGAAAGTAAAGGATCCCTCAGAAGGATTTATACAGAAGTACAAAAAATGAAACAAAACAATGGCGAAAGCTCTGAGCGTAATGCAATTAATTAATTTAAATACCAAAACTGTTCAGTTTGATGGCCGGTGGTATAATCTTATCGGTAATCCTGCTTTAAATGGAAGCTGGATAATCTGGGGCCAGTCCTCAAATGGGAAATCCCACTTTCTCCTCCAGCTATGTAAGTATCTTACCAATTTTGGAAGAGCTGCCTTAGTTCCATTAGAAGAGGGTATTGGGGAGTCATTAAAAAGGGCAATTATCCAGGAGAATATGGATGAGGTAAACGGTAAACTGATAATTGTTGATGATCCAACGATTGAAGATCTGATTATAAGGTTAAAAAAGAAAAAAAGCCCCAGAATTATTGCCATCGACAGCCTCCAGTACAGTGGCATTACATACCAGCAATACAAGGATATTAATAAAATGTTTCCAAGCAAACTTTTCATCTGGAACTCCCATGCTGATGGTAGAAACCCTGCTGGTAGAATTGCTCAAAAGATAAGGTATGATGCTTCTGTTAAAATTCATATTGAAGGGTATCAGGCAACGGCTCAAAGTCGCTACGGTGAGAATCCAGAACCTTATGTTATTTGGCAACATGGTTATGAAAGGTACTGGGGGGTGAACTCATGAGAACCGCTATATTTCAAATATTAATGATTGAAGATGTGATTAAAGTAGAATTTAAAGTTACAGTTGACGGTGGTAGTGATACCTATATGGAGAAAATAATTCAAAGCATTGAGGATTATGAAGCATTTGTTAAAGATGTTTTGTATGGAGTGGCAACCCTCGATGATATCATATTAAACGCACTTAATAATAAGCAAAATGAACAAACAGGAAATACAAGCGAAGATACAGTTGCTGCTTAATATAAAAGAAGAACAGTATAATCAGATGATGTATGATTTTGGGATTGAATATTTCAAATATTCCTGTGATGGTTATAGCCGGGCATTAAAAGCTTTTGAGCGAAGCAAGGAAATGTGGAACTGGTGGAAGCAACAATATTACATTGTTGATGAAGGGATCCTCGAAACATTAAGCCCTGGAGAAGTAATTACCCTCGATTTATACCGTGCTTTTCATTTAGGCTTTGAGTACTACTGCAATGAAGCTATTGCAGAAAAGGCAATGGATGATTATGATAAGATAGTTCAAAATAATATACTCACTAATAAATAACAACAATGGCAAAGAAAATATGGAAAAACCATAAAGGTGAAACAGTTCCTGCTCCTTATGTACCCACAATCGACAAAGAAAAGGAACGATTGGCAATTAGGATCTACAAACAATCATCTGATATCAGTAAAAAGTTAGCAAAGTTGAAGGCTGACTGGCTGACAGAGTGTGATAAGCTTTACAATGAAATGCTTAAGAATGCCAATATAACTGTAGGCAAAAAAGGCAACTATACTATCAGCTCCTTTGATAAGAATATCAAAATTGAGGTAAATGTATCCGAGCGAATTGAATTTACTGATCAGATTAATATGGCCCAGGCCAAGATTAATGAGTTTTTAGCAGAGAAGACTGAAGGTATTGATCCAGACTTATCTCAAATCATTAACCAGGCATTTAAAACCAGTAAAGGGCAGATGGATACCAAATCAGTCCTGGGTTTATTTACCCTAAAGATCACCCATAAGAAATGGTTGGAAGCAATGGAGCTTATTAAGCAATCCATCAGTCGTAATTCATCTAAGCGGTATATGAGGATTTGGAAGAAAGATAGCAATGAGGAATACAAAGCTGTTGAACTTAATTTCTCAAGTATTTAACTATGAATAAATCATATCCAACAATCGAGGAAGTTAAGGAAGCCGACCGCTTTAATATCTGCAAATGGTACAGGCATCTACCTTCAGCTAGTAATGAGGCTGACCGGGAGATCATGAACCTGGTTATTGATAGGTATATGGAGGTTGGAGGCTTTACACCTGAAATTTCAAAAGCTGTTGGATGGTAATAACTAAATAATCAAAACTATGAAAATCGTACGTGTAAAATTCACATTGGCCGAAAATGGCAAATTTCAAAGAGGTATTGCTGTAGTTAAGCTAAAAGCAAACCAGGCAAACCCAATTGTAGAGGACACTGAAATTACAGCAGTGATAACCAATGAAGGGGTCAATATTAACCTCGAGCAAATCTATCAAACAGTTATTGAGGATGACCTATTGTACCTCAATGTGTTTGGGTATTAAGTAGAGTGGAGCAAAAGTCCCTGACATTTATCATCAGGGCACTAGCCCCTGTAGCTTAATGGTAAAGCAGCGGTGATCACAGTCAAGACAGCAGGTCGGAAGTTCGAATCTTCCCAGGGGTACAACCCTTTAATAAGAAAGGGATCAATGAGTTCTTTCATTTAGTAGCGGTTCGGGAGTGAGCCTGTAATTCATCCTTACGTGTAAGATAATGAAGTGGTCTGCGTACCTCTGGCCATACAGGAGAGGCTGGGAATGCCCCTGATGCAACATTTGAGAGTGTATCAGCCCCCAGTAAGTATCAGCAAAGTGCGATGCTCTAAATGAAATTTGATCCCATAGATAAGCTAAATCCAGCAAAGGCATGCAGGTTGGCAGCCGGGAACAGACCGGCACCCCTTCGGGGGTTTATAAAATTGAAATTATGCAACTAAACATTTTCACAAATCACAAATGCACCCATTGCGGATCTGCTTTGATCCCTGATCGAAACCCAGCTTTATGCTCTGGTTTTAGGGATGCTGATACTGGTGAACTGGTTTGTAGGAGTTGCAGAAATATTCATTATGCAAAAAAACAAAAGGAACTTAACCTGGGATCCGGAATGACTTATTCAGAATTTCCAATCCCAATAAACCAATAATTATGAAAATCTCAATTAGCAAACAGCTCTGGAGAGCCACCCTAGTTTATATCGTAACGATAGCAATTTGCTCATTTGCAATCCTGGCATTTGGCTGTTCAACTTCAAAGGAATCAACAACTAACAATTTTGTAAAGGAGAAAGTATATGGGAACAATTAATACTTGCTCAGTTTGGGATCTTCAATGTACTCTTAAGCTAGGATTAACAAACATAACAGTCCAGAACTTTGTCGATGCCATTGAAAAGGAAAAGAGCAGTCGTAATAGGGTAACTATTGTCAAGTTGCTTGAACGTGGTTTAAAAGCTAAAAAGCAAGGTAAAGAAAGGATATAAAATGGAATATTTCATAATAGGATGTATAGCTGGAATTGTGGTTTGCTTACTTGCAGCCGCTGTCCTAATGTATTTTGATGGAAAGACATTTTAAAAAAGGGTTCAAAAGCAAATGGATAAATTAAAGCAAATCATTGAAGAGGAATTGTAAATGAAAATCATAAACAAGCTAAACTTATGAAACTAGCAGTTAATAACAGCCAACCAAAAATACCAAATAAGATATCAGTATATCTCATTCCTGGGCTGAGCGGCATGACTAGTTATTTGAAACAAAATGATGAAAAGTACATTCTTAAAATTACTGCCAGGCACTTTAATTTGAAACTAAATGAAATCAAGTCTAAATCGAGAAAAGAAGATTATAGGTTACCCAGGCAAATAGCAATGTACTTATACATAAACTATACAAGCTTTTCAATGGCAAAAATAGGTTGGATTTGTGGCAATAAAGATCATGCAACTGTATTAAATGCCAGGAAAGCCGTAAGCAGTATGAGGTTAACAAATCATAAGAATATCAATTACCACATAGATAAATTAAACGAATTATTAGCAGCATGATACTATCATTCACAACACAATGGAAAGATGGAACTCCAACCCGGTTTCCTGAGAGAATTTGGGAAGGGTTGAATAAACACTTCCATCATATACTAACTAGATCAGGGGTTGATGCCATGATTGCAAAAGGATATAAGTTTGATATTTCTGGAGAATATAACCCAAAAATACATACCATTCGAGAGGATGAGACCAACAGATGGAAAGAAGGGAACAATATCCACTTCCGGATTTTTAACCGGACTCCTAAAACCCATCAATTTGCACCTGTGCTCACCTGCATTTCCACCCAAAAGATATCAATTATAAAAGGATTCAATGGCAAATATGGAAGTGTATATGTGGATGGTAAAGCACTTTCTCCTTTCGAAATAAAGCATCTGGCCATAAATGATGGCTTTGATTCTACTGGAGAATTTTTTAAGGTATTTAATGGATATTTTACAGGTAAAATTATCCACTGGACTGACTTAAAATATTAAATCATGATAACAATTTTAGAACCTATGACAATAGCATATATAGCCCATCCCATCGGTGGTGATGTAGATGGAAACATAAAGAAGATCCTTGAGATCGTAAAGGACATCAATTTAAACGAAGCTGATGTAATTCCATTTGTTCCCTATCTGGCCGATGTTATGGCCTTGGATGATAATAACATTAAGCATAGAGCCAGGGGCATTAAAAATGATCATGAGATCCTGCAACGTGATTGCGTTGATGAGCTCAGGTTATATGGTGAGCGGATCAGTGATGGAATGGTAGATGAAATGTTTATTGCCTGGGACAATCAAATCGAAGTTAAAGCCATGACACCAGGTACTGAGTCCATGATAGATGAAGTTGAAAGCCGGTACAATTCATATTTAATAAAATCAATTGAGCAGGATACCGTTGATCGCATCCTAGCTGAATCTCCGGAGGTTTAAAATGGCAAAACGACAAAGCAAAGAACAATACCTGGCAGGTAATAATAAAAGAAGGCAGATCCTTAGTATCTGTCATCAATTACCAACCGATTTAATGTTTACTGAGTTCAGCCCTGCAAAAGGAAAGAGGGTAATTGATATGTACAACCTGGATCAGTTCCTGTGTGGTGATAAAAGTATTTATAAAAAGCCACTCAACTTTCACACTCCGGAGGAGCTGAGTAAAGTGATTATTCAATTTGAAAATATGTTAAAAGGTTATTTAAGGAAATGAGTATTAAATGTACAGATAACTGGCATTACGTAATTATCCATGTCACCACTAAATTTGGTCATGGTGATACTGTGGAGTTTATTAAATGGGATAAGCTTCCCTGGCATGTTAGAAATAAATGGGGGTGGTATTTTAAGTATCGAGCCGCATTGGCACAAGTAGAGTATCCAAAATTTCATGTTGACTTCACCTGGGGCAACTATGATAAATATACTGAAGAGGAAAAAGCTGAAAAAGAATTAAAAGATAAAATTGCAGGAAAAAGGAGGATGATCACTAAACTAAATAATGCAATAATTGAAAGTCAGGAAGAGTGGAATGAATTGTTTCCTATTGAAGAGTATCCGGTTTATAAAAAAGTCCTTGCAAAAAAGAAAAGGTACGAATCAGAATTAGAAGAATTAAAGAAATGAAACACTACCAATTAACAAGTGAATCGTTTAAAGGAGCTGTTGATATTTATTTCAATGATAATGGCCTGTTGTCTGAATTTAGTACAAAAGAAGCTGAGTTGTCAGAAAATCAACAAATATGGATATTGAAAAAAATGCCCAGGGAACTGGGTGAGCTTCAAAACTTAATTGGTGATAGTAAAACTGCAAAACTTATCGAGGTAAGACAGGAGGTAACCTTTGAATTATTCTGGAATAAATATGATGATAAGGCTTTAAGTTCAAAAAAGAGAACCTTGGTGAAGTGGAACAAAATGTCGCAAGCCGAAAGAATAAAGGCTTATAATTTTATCAATAAGTACTTTCAAAGAATCCCTGGTGGGACTCGAAAGAAATTTGCCGAAACTTATTTAAATGCTGAACTGTGGAATAATTAAACTATGTTGAAAATTACTTTAAATAAAAGTGAAATACAAACTCTGATTACATTGCTGTTGCATGCTGATTATGATGCCATCAAGGATCCGGTTAAAAGGATA